CACATTGTTTCAGCGTAAGACTGTTGCGATTCTAGCAAACAAAGCACCAGCGGCACGTGAAGTATTGTATCGCTATCAGTTGATGTATGAGAATCTTCCTGAGTGGCTACAGCAAGGTATCAAGACTTGGAACAAAGGTGACATTGAATTGGAAAATGGCTCGATTGTTTTTACTGCCGCAACAAGCGCATCGGGTATTCGTGGTAAGTCTGTAAACTTGCTATACGTTGACGAAGCGGCTATCATTCCAAACAATATTGCTGAACAATTCTTCACCTCAGTTTATCCTACAATTTCTGCTGGTGAAACAACAAAGATTCTGCTATCATCTACCCCTCTCGGCTACAATCATTTCTGGAAGTTCTGGAATGACGCCGAGAACAACCGAAACGGATTTGTGAATCTGTTCATTCCATACTGGGAGATTCCTGGTCGTAATGAGAAATGGGCAGAAGAACAACGCAAACTATTGGGAGAATTGAAGTTCAACCAAGAGGTATTATGTAACTTCTTAGGGTCAAGTCTAACGCTGATTGCCGCAGACACGATTGCAAGATTGTCTCCAGCCGCCCCAATTTATCAAAAAGACGGTTTAGACATTTATGAAAAAGTAGAAAAAGACCATGTGTACGTCATTGTTGCGGATACCGCAGAAGGCGTACAGCAAGACTATTCTGCATTTAGCATTATTGATGTGACGAGTATGCCATACAAACAAGTTGGCAAATACAGAGACAACAAAATCAGTCCTCTATTGTATCCATCAGTTCTTTACAAAGTTGGTAAAGAATACAACGAAGCATATGTACTGGTAGAAATCAATAAATCTGAACAAGTTGCCGACATTCTGTACAGTGAATATGAGTATGAGAATATTATTTTCGTCAATAGAACAACACAAGGTCAAGTTGTCTCCGGAGGATTTGGTGGAGGCAAGACTCAATTAGGTGTTGTTACAGATAAAAAGGTTAAGCGAATTGGTTGCTCCAACTTCAAGTCATTGGTTGAAGAGCAAAAACTTCTGATTCGTGATATCGATACAATTTCTGAAATTTCAACATTCATTCAAGTAAAAAATAGTTATGCGGCGGATGAAGGATATCATGATGATTTGGTAATGCCACTAGTTTTATTCTCTTGGCTAACAACAAATCCATATTTTAAAGACTTAACAAACGTAAACATTCGAAAAGAACTTTATGATGAAAGAATCAAAATGATTGAAGAGGAAGTTACACCTTTCGGCTTCATAAATACAGGTGAAGATGAAAAGAGTTTTGTAGATGCGTCTGGACAGACTTGGTATGAAGAATCCCATAAATCTGATTTTTTATAAATAAATTGAAATAAACCGCATCGAATAACGCATCATTATAACAAGGAGAAATTCAATGGCTATTAGTCTCATTTCACCAGGAATCAAAATCACAGAAACAGATTTGGTTTCTTCTTCTCAGTCAGTTGCAACGACAACTGGCGCATTTTCAGGACAATTCCGTTGGGGTCCGATTGATAAAGCAACAGTTGTAACAGGAGAGTCTGATTTGGTTTCCCAATTCGGCAAACCAAACGCTACAAACGTTGTTGACTTTCTTTCTGCCGCCAACTTCTTAGGATATTCTGCTCCTGCATATATCGTTCGTGTTGCAAACACAGCATTGAACGCCACTGCCGAAGCAAATACAGGTTCTGGAACATCAGGTACAGGTACATCAATTAAGAATGACGATGTTTATGTAAATACATCTTCATTTGATGTTGGTCCATGGATTGCTAAGTATTCTGGCGACCTTGGTAACTCTCTTAAAGTTTCTACATGCCCATCTGCATCAGCATGGGAATCTACTCTAACAGGTACTTTTGCAGTTACAGCAGGTAGCGCAACAGTTACGGGTACAGGTTCAGCCGCAAACACAGAATTGACAGTAGGTGACTACGTTGTTCTTGGCGGTCGTTCTATTAAAGTTGCTTCTATCACAAACGCAACATCATTCACATTGGCATCTGCACACTTGACTGGCGCATCTGGCGCTACAGGTGTTCGCCGTTGGGAATTCTACGGTGAATTTGATGCGGCTCCAGGCACATCAACATTTGGTTCTTCTAAGAGCGCAGTAAATGACGAAATGCACGTTGTAGTTGTTGATGAAGACGGACAATTCACAGGCACAGCAGGTAACGTTCTAGAAAAATTCCAAGGCTTGTCTAAAGGTTCTGACGCACGTGCAGACAATGGTGGTTCTAACTACTATAAGACAGTCATTAACGAACAATCTAATTACGTATGGTGGGCTGACCACGATAACGCTGGCTCAAATTGGGGCAATGCATTGTCTGGCACAACATACACAGCAGTAACAAAGCCAAAGAACTACAGCCTTGCTGGTGGTTCTGATGGTAATTCAGTAACTGACGGTGACCGTGCTTCTGGTTACATTCTACTTGGTAACAAGTCAGAAGTTCCACCATCAATCATCATTGCTGGTCAAGCATCTGCTACAGTGGTTAACCGCATCATCGGTGACGTTGCTGAATCACGTAAAGATTCTGTAGTCTGCATTTCTCCAACACGTGCAAGCGTAGTGAACAATGCTGGTTCTGAAGCATCTTCTATTGCTACATGGGCTGACACAATCACACGTTCAACATACGCTATTGCAGACAGCGGTTGGAAGTATCAGTACGACAAGTACAATGACACATACGTTTACGTTCCATTGAACGCTGACGTTGCGGGTTGCATGGCACGTAACGATTTGAATCGTGAACCATGGTTGTCTCCAGCAGGCATCTCTAATGGTCGTATTCAAAACTTGGTTAAGTTGGCATACAATCCAGGTCAAGCAGACCGTGATACATTGTACAAATTGTCTGTTAACCCAGTTATCACACAAGTTGGTCGTGGAACAATCCTATACGGAGATAAGACATACACATTGAAGAACACTTCATTGAATCGTATCAATGTTCGCCGTTTGTTCATCGACTTGCAAAACACAATCGGTTCGGCTGCCGAAAACGTTCTGTTCGACCAAAACGATGCTACAACACGCAATGGATTTGTGAACCTAGTTGTTCCATATCTACGTAGTGTGCAGGCTCGCCGTGGTATCACAGCATTCAGAGTTGTTTGCGATGAGTCAAACAATCCAGAAGATGTAGTAAATTCTAACGAATTTGTTTGCGATATTTTCGTACAACCAGTTCGCTCTGTAAACTTCATCCAACTTAACTTTGTCTCTGTGAGAGGTAACGCTACATTTACAGAAATTGCCGCATAAATATCATTAGAGTAAATCAGAGGAGAAATAAATGGCAATTACAACAATCTCTGATTTGACTGCGGCGCTCAAAACGGGCGCCCGTTCAAATCTTTTTAGAGTTACACTTTCAACAGACAGTCTTAGTGGACAAGAGACTGCGTTTAGTTATCTCTGCAAAGGCGCTCAATTGCCAAGTTCAACACTTGGTTTAATTGAAGTTCCTTTCATGGCTGGCAGACGTTACAAAATTGCTGGTGACAGAACGTTTCCTGAGTGGACAACAACTGTCATCAACGATTCAAACCAAAAAATTCGTGAAGCAGTAGAAAATCTTCAAAAGAAATATTCTACTACAGACTACGATTCTGATATCGCTAAAGAGTTGACTGGCTCAAGCACTACAGATTTTACTACAATTACGGTTGAACAGTACGATTTGAGTGGCACTGTAGTGTACACATATACACTATACAACTGCTGGCCTACAGATATTAGCACAATTGACTTGTCGTATGATTCTACAGATACATTAGAAGAATTCACGGTTACTTGGGCTTATGACTATTTCACATTCGAATAAGTAAGGAATAAAAATGGCTGACACTTTTTTCAATATTACTTCATTCAGAGAAAGTCTAAATGCTGGTGCAAGACCGAACCTTTTCAGAGTATCACTTAACGCACCTTCTAGCGTAGATGACCCTGAAGGAATTTTATCATCATCAAACAAATTCTCTTTCCTTTGCCGTTCTGCGGCAATCCCTGCTTACTCAGTAGGCGTGATTGAAGTTCCATTCAGAGGACGTAGAATTAAGGTTCCTGGTGATAGAACATTCGCTGAATGGACTGTTACAGTTATCAACGATGACAAACAAGGTCTACGCAAAGTATTCGACAACTGGATGAAATTCATTAACAATCCAGATGGCGAAGAAGCAATTCGTCAGGCTGGTGTTCAAACTTCTAATGAAGTTGACTATCGTACAACAGTAGATATCAACCATTTCAGAAGCGATGGCACAATCAGTAGAAACTACAAATTGTATGATGCGTTTCCTACGGACGTTTCTGCAATCGACCTTTCATACGATACTACTGATGCCGTTCAAGAATTTACAGTAACATTCCAATATCATTATCTTGATGCTGGTGGTACTAGTGAAACTGGCTCTGACGCTAGTTCACCAACTACTTCAACTGGTTCATCGGTTGCTACTGTTTAAATTTGTTGTTTGACAACGCATTATACGCAATATAAATACTTGCGTAATAGTAATCAATGGGGGCTATTACGCCCCCATTTGTTTTTAAAAGAAACAGAGAGACAACATGGCAATTAAACTTTTCGGTTATAAAATTGGTAAAGATGATGAAAGCG